CTTGTGAGATTTCTTCTTCGGCTTCAGGCGTAGCTTTACTTTCTTTCTTAGTTTCTTTCTTAGCTTTGGGTGCAGCCTTAGTCTTTGGCTCACCTAAAAGTGCCTGCACATCTTGATACGACTCGATGCGAACGTTCGGCAACACAGCACGAAGTGCAGGAATAATTTCTGCGTGTGACGGGTTAACCAGTACGCCGGTTATATCTGCTGAAGTTGGGCTAGTAATTCCTTCACGGAACGTGATGATAAATGGACCGTCACGATAAGCTACGCCACCCGCAGTACCTGTAGCAGACGCAGCACCTGCCGCTTTGTCAGAACGTGTAAGGGCTTCAAAATATAACCCCGGACGAATACCACCGTTCACCATTGCGATTAAGTCTTTAACGCCTTGACTGAGCGTACCAACTTTGGATATACCATGTGCAGGAACGGATGCACCTTGCGCTTTCACAGCGTCAAACGCTGGGGTAGCCTCTAACTCTCCATCTGTCCATGCCTCGCTACGGTGAGTACGGTTAGCTCGATCCCACTCACGTACTTTAACGTTTAGCGCCGCTTCTTCTTCGGTTACTGAAGGCTGTGCCGTTCCTTTTCCATCATTGTCAGGTTTAACTCCTCCATCAGTATCTGCCAGTCCTCGTTCTTTAGATTCCGAAACTCCCGTGGTACTTTCTGTACTTGTAGGTGTTGGTTCGACACTCGCACCACCCACATCCACAGGCGGCTCACTTGTTCCGGACTCAGCGGTTGACTCAGCGGTAGTTCCTGTACTCTTAGGCGCGTTAGCATTTTTAGCTTCCTCAGCTTTCTTAGCTTCCTTGGTTATCATTCGTGCAAGCGTGGGTTCTTTAGTTCTAAGTACACCACCTTTTGGACCAAACAACTCACCCTGTACTTGCACAAAGGGCGACATCTGTAATACGTTTTGAATGTTCGTGCGTACTTTAGGTTTTGTATTCGGGTTTGCCGCAAGGCTACGCAACGCATCACTTACGCTAAGACGCTGCACCGGGTCAGAAAGGTCTTTACCAAGTGATAACTTGTAAGCAGGTGCGCTCTTAGGGATACCCAGAACGTCTAACGCTTGAGCAGTAACGATTGCTTGGGGTTGTGCAGGGGCTTCGGCTTCAGGCTGTTCACCTACACCGCGTTGGAGTCCTTCTTCGCGGGTTGGCGTTGGCGCTTGCGTTTCATTAAATAATGATAGTTGTCCTCGCGGGGCAAACTGCAACTCGTTTTGGCGAGGATCAGACATCTCACCGTTTTGCATTGACGTGAGGGTGTCATCGCGCTGCTCATCACGCGCTTGTTGGTATGCAGCAAGTGCCGCTGCTTTCGGCGGTACACCCTTGTCAATAAATTCTTGTGTTAACTCTTTAGCACGTACTTCTACAGGGTCGGGAGCTGTTGCAAACGGTACTGAAGGGATTGCACCTGTACGCTGCCCCAATTCTTGTGCAGTAACATCTTCGCCGCCAAAAATGTTGAGGACACCTTGCTGCCCAGATTCAGCACCGGGAACATTCGCTACGACTCTACCTGTCGTACCATCAGGATTGACCCGCACTGCCTCGGCGGTTGTCGGAACTCGGGTAAGGTCTTGAAGCTGCCGTATCTGTTCTTGTTGAGCGGCGGGTACGTTCTCACGCCCCATGAATTCAACAGGCGTTTGTTCTGTTGGGGGTGCAGCAACACCACGCTCACCCATGAGAGCTAGGGCAGTACCCGTTTGTTGTTCTTGTTCAGGTGGGGTGCGCCCGGCTTCGATCTCAGCTAACTTGTTTCTTGCACGACCACGCGCACCGATACCACCTAACGCACCAAGTGGGAATCCTAGTACACCGCCACCGATTGCACTTTCCAAATACTCTGCACGGGCTTGCTCGTCGGTAATGTTTAACCCTGCTTGCAGCCGCTCGATAAACTGCTGCCCAGTCTCGGTCAAACTCTCGACGCTTCCGGTCTTCAGACCACTGCGCCCCATGTTGTTTAGCAAGCCGCGCTGGGCAACTTGTTTGAGTTGTTCCTCTGTAAGTTCTTTACCGATAGATTTAAACGCACGCCCAATGACAGGCATCATCCTAAACGATACTATGTCGAGTGCCGCTTGTGGTATCGCACCCGCAATGGCAGGAGCCAGCTCTGTCTTAGCAAGGGACTTCTTGTCACCCTCTTGCTCTTCTAATTGCCTAGAAAGGTTCGATCCGGTGAACTGCGTGGCGGACGCTAAACCTGCAAGCCCCGTACCAATCAATCCGGCAGTTGCGCCGCCCACACCCACAACAGGTAAAGCCGCAGCCGCAGCACCCGCAGCCACCGGAGCCGCCATATAGGGTAACGAACCACCCACTAGTTCTTTGAATTTAGTCCACGGCGCGTCAGACCAGTTTTCTGTCGGAGTAAAGACCCGTGCAGCTTCTTTCTTCTTTTCTGCAATGGTTTTCTCAGCGGCATCTTCGCTCATGATGCCTGTCTTACCGGCTACCGCAGCAAGGTCAGCTTGCAAGTTTTGCCAAGCCGCAGCTTTAGCCGCACCGAAACCACTGACCTCATCGGGTCGAGGCTGTGTAGTGCGTAGTTCTTCTAGACGTTGACGCAACCCTGCAACCTGCGATTGCCCCATTAACTTTTGTGTAGCCGCAAACAAGTCGGATTCAGAAGCTCCATCAGGACCGTTAATGTCGTATATGTTGCCATCAGGAGCTTTAACCGAATAGATTGCCATGATGCGTCCGTTGCTATGATTTAGGGGGTGTGTTTGGGCGAACACCTATTAGACTAAAACCATCGGTAGATGGAATACTCATTTTCTTTTCCGCTGCCAAAAGTTGAGGACCGACTAAAGCTTCTAATTCCGCTAACCCTAGACGTCTTGTTGTTTCAATAACGTCTATTGCTTGTTGTTGGGCGTTGTTGGGTTTTTGCCCCGCAGGTATAAATAAACCGTTTATGCTTTTTATATACGCGTCATTGATGTCTTTCTTCGCAGTAGTAATACGCCCTGTCAAAGTAGCCATTGTTGTCGCGGCTCTATTGTAATCCATGCCTTCCCGTGCTAACTGCCTATCCGCAGCCGCACTAGCAATCTGTGCTTGTTTAACCGCAGCATCAACACCCTGTGACATACCTGCAACAACGTCTTTAAACCGAGCTTCACCGGCTTTAGTACCGGCTTTACGTGACTCAGGGCCAATATCAATCAACTGACCTTCACCACGTTGACGCTCTCTCATGGCTTGATCGGCATCATTTTCGGCTTGTGCGCCACCGGCAGCAATAGCGCCATAGTTGGAAGTCTGCCCAGCCATTGCCATTAGCATACGGTTTAATTTATTGCGATCATATGCAGCAGTGCGTTCGTCGATAATCCGTTGTTTGCCCGCACGCTCTTCGGGTGTGTAATTAGCCGCTGCCGCTGCACGAGCTTCGTTCTCTCTTGCCGCTTCTTCAGGTGTCTTAGTACCAATCAGTGACTGAATACCGAATCCAACGGTTCCGGGGGTATTGCCCATTGGTGCGCCGCCGCCCGTGCCTTGTGGTGCTGCTCGTGGTGCGGGCGCAGGTGGTTCTTCTTGTGGGGGCGCAGTAGCTTGGCTTTGTGGGGCAGCGGGTTCTTGCCTAGCTAGTTGCGGTGCTGCTTGGCGTAAGAAAGCTTGCCTAATTGCTTCTTTTTCGGCTTCACGCTCTGCAAGAATACGTTCGGTTCGTTCTCTATCGCGTGCCAAAGATTCCGACGACATACCAGTTGCTTCGGCTAAAGGATCAACGTAACTACCATCTGCTGTGCTGCCGCTGAACGCAACAATACCGCCACCTGCCATGCCTTGAATATTTGGCGCAGGAAGTCCGGCTAACCCTGCCGATGGGGGCTGTTGTGGTTGAGGTGTGCTTTGACCGGGCATCTGTGGCGCACCGGCTGCTTGCAAGACTTTCTTTTGTGCGTCCTGCATTTGCTTCATCTTGTTCTGCATGACACCGGCTTGCTCGTCAATGACCTCTTTCTTAGTCATGTCTAAGACTTGCGACTCGCGCTGATCGGCAATGGTTGGCGGCTTACCCTGCATAGACAACGCCATCTGGCGCGAGGCTTCTTCTTTATCAGACTTGAGCTTTTGCAATGCCAACAAGTCAATAAGCTGTTGGTTCTGCGCGTATTTTTGCTGAAGCATCTGAGGCTTGCTACGGTACGCATCTGCCGTTTGCTGAACTTGTTGGTCAATACCGAACATGATGTTTCCTTATTTTCCGCCGAACAATTGGTTGTACATAGCGCCTAATCCACCTGCCGTACCGCCAATATTTGCTAGGGTAGATGGTTGTTGATATGTGTACGATTGCGTAGCTAGCGGCAAGCCTTGCAGTAATGACTGCTGATACTGAACTTGCTTGTATGGGAAGTCGCGTTCTTGGTTAAACTGCGCCATGTCTGCTGCAATTCCTTCGCTTTCAATGCCACGCTGCACACCACCAAGTTCCGCCGTTTTACCCAATGCTGATAGCCCGTACTGGTTGGTTAAGTTTTGAGCATTTAAACCCAAGCCCTGCTCAGTATTGAACTGAGTCGCTGCCCTGTCATATGCGGCGTTATAGCCCTGCCCAGTAGTCGCAGCTAGTTGTGTGGCAAGGTTGCGGTTGCCCTCAGATTCCATAATGGCTTGGCGACCACCACCATACGCACCAGCTTTTGTTAGCCGCCCTGCATCGCCCAGTCGGGTAATTTCTGCTTGCCTACGAATCTCTGCAAGCTGTGGGTCAAGCGATTGTTGCAAGTACGGGTTCATGTACTGCTGCGCTGTGCCGGGCGTTGTAAACGATTGAGGCGTATACCCACCCATTGTGGATGGCATGGCAAGTCCTGCTATACCCTGAAACGCTTGATTTTGTAGGGGAGATGAACCCGCAGTAAGCGGTCCCATGTACGCCTGATAGGGCGTTTCGCTTAGTGCCTGACCCTTGCCAAGCATGTCCGTGACGTAAGGACCCGCCCAAGTAGATAGCGCAGATTCTGTAGATGTTTGCATCCCCGCCAAAGGGTCAGGGATTTTAATTGGTGCAGTTGTGGGAGTAGCTTCAGCCATTATTCACCTCACGCAGGTAGCGTTTTCTTTAAGTTAGCAGGTTTAATCTGCTTGGTTGTACCGTGTGCATGCTTGCGGATTCGATCCATCATGTCGTATAAAACCTTAGCGCCTGCACTTGAATTGCCACTGCCTAATGCGCTAACCACGTCGCTAGGAATTATGAACTCACCGTGACTTAATTTAGCCTGCTGCTTATCGTCAATCTTTGCAGGTATTTTATCAGCCATTCCATCGGTTTTACCGCCTAAATAATAGCCAAGTTCAGCAATGCCACCTTGCGCGTAGCCCATCATCCCACCTTGTGCCGCAGCTACTACGTCTGGTGTTGGGTTTACAGGGGCAACAGGAGCTTCGACAACCGGTGCAACGGGGGCTACAGCAGCAATACCTGCCTTGGGTGCGTACACCATGTCAGTAAAGTAACGTCTGCCGCCACTTCCGGGGCGACGAGGTGCGTTGTAATCAATCGGTAGTTGCTGGCGCGTAGCCGTAAGCAATGGGATTTTGCCCTGATAACCTGTCTTTTGTTGACCACCACCGAGCAAGCCAGACGCACCTAGCCCTGCACCAATTAAATTGGCTGCGGTGCTGCCGTATTTTTTAACCAGATCGCCAAAGTTGATACCCGAACCAATGCCCCCATTTGCATAAGCATTCCACGCATCTGAGTTCATGCCAGTGCCAATATTGCCAGACTCCACAGTCGAATAAATATCTGCCATACCCATAGCTATACCCCTTTCATTATTTCTGGCGACTCAAGACCTGTGCCGCGAAGATTGTGCAAACAACACAAAACAACATTATCGGTTAGCGCAACAAACATGTGCTTCTTTCCTGCTAATACAGTAATCATTGACGGGGCGGGAAACACTCCCATATCCTCATCGTCTTGCCAAGCCCTAACCGCACCGCTAGACACTAGCGTTACGTGATCGTGTGGATGAACGTGTTGCGCCGCGACAGAACCCGCTTTCTCTATGGCATATGCACGAACCCAAATATCATCGACTTCGGCAAATTCCATGTATAAAGGCTCAACACGCTCATAAGCGGGCGATTCTTTAACGGCATCCAAAAGCTCAACGCTCATCATTTACTCCTTAACATATCGTATAAATCGTCAATAGAACCGCCATGCGCCATGTTTCTTTCAATCTGTGGGTCGTAGTAGCCTTCGCGGGGTAAATACTTGCCCTGCCCTTTCATGGGCGCAAAGATACTCTCGCCACCAATATCGTACAGGTAATCAATCTCCGCACCGGGCGGGGTCTTAGCTGATACGATTTGCACTGCTTGCAACGCCTTGCCAAGTGATTGGTTAAACCTAAGCTTAGACTGTTTTTTAGCCTTGGCTTTATTTGCCGGTGATTCTGGGTCGCCCTCAATTGCGGTAACGTCAATGGATTCGCCATCAACCGGATCAATTTCCTCGCTTTTGCTAACAGGCGGCTGTTGCAATGGGTAAACAGTTGGCGGCAGCGGTGGTGGTGGCGTGGGAGGTTTTGGTGATGGTGGTGGGGGCGCAGGAGGGTCTTCAAACTCTTTGATTGTATTTACAGGCTCTTTTAGTAAAGGTTGTGTTTCAGTTTGCAACGCCGGTTGTTCTTGTTGGGCTGGCTGTAATTGCTCAAGCGGGTCTGGCTGCAATTGTTCTTGTGGGTATGGTTGTGTTTCAGCAAGATACTTAGTTCCTGCATCGGTCAACTCACCTGTATCCGTTACCCACCCGCTTTCAATTGCAGTAGACGGTGTAACGCCAAGAATGCCTGCATTGACTAAAAACGCAAACGTAGCGGGTACTTTAATTGCATCGTCTAGTTTTTCAGTTGCCTTGCTGGCTTCTTGAATAATGGCATCAGGAGTATTAGTGCCACCACCGCCGCCAGAGCCTTGCATGGCTAAATCAACCGCAGCTCCAACATCTTTTAGGGATGCGCCGCCGTACACCAATGTTTGCAAGAACTCAGACATAGGAACAGAAGGCGCGTCTTTAGCAAGCCCCGTATACACATTGTCAACAGATGTTTTAATTTGTGATTTAACGTTAGCAGGGATTGGATCGGCAGGTTTGTAGTCTTTTAGCAATGAGTCAACTAACGACATAGCCGGTTTTTCTTTAGCCAGTAACGAATCCAAAAGCGGTGTATTGGTTGGCTTGTAATCTTTGAGTAGCGCGGCAATTCCGCTCTCTGCTTCAGCAAAAGGTTTTGCGCCTAAAGAACCTAGCCCTTGTTTTGGGTCTACTACATACATCTCTGTTTTAGGAACAATGCCAAGACTTTCAGCTTTGCTCATGACGTTACTGAGTGCATTACCCCAGCTACCGCTTGCAATGTCCGCACCAAGGGCAGACGCTACGTTAAATGTCTTGCCTACAATCTTTGGTCCCGCAAGTGCCAATACCGACTCTACATACTCAACAGGCATGCCCGTTGCTTGGGCAATCGGCACAGAAGCGGCGTGCATAATCTCGCCAATACCATTGAGCGTCTTAGTAATTAGCCCGCTCTTTGCTTCGGGACTAGCGGCATCTACCTGCGTGGCGTCAAACACCAAATCACGAATAGGCGCATAAAAATCTTGTGCCGCTTTAAAAATTGCAGAAATTTGCGCGTCTGTTGGGCGCGTGTATTCGGTTGAGTTAGCTAGAGCAGATGTGGCGGCTTTAATTTCAGCTTCAATGCTTTTTGCAATGCCTGTAAACAATCCAAGCGTGTCAGGCACTAAGTTAATAATTGAGTTGACGTTACTAAGTTTTGCGTTTAACCCAGCAGAATAATTTTTTTGTTGTTGTTTTGCGGCAATTGCATCTACCTGCGCCTGCGTCTCTTTGTCCAGAGGTCCAGCTTCTAGTGGGGCAAACTCAGCGTCTACCGGCGCAGCTACAGGGAATGCTTCTGCACGATACCCCGTGTCCAAATCAAACGGCGCATTATTTTCGCCACCCGCAACAGGAGCGGTTGATCCAAAATTGTTTCGGCTAGATACGTCTTTAAGAATTTCATTGTAAAAATCTGAATTGCCAGTTGACCCACCCGCGCCATCATCGGGTTCACTACTGCCCACGCTCCGGCTGTCGATATAGTCTTTGTACGTTTGGCTATCGGTGTAGTCGCCCATTGCGACATTGGCTTTAACATCGTTGAAGTAACCATCAACTTTCTCAGCAGCTTGCTTGAGCGTTAATCCTTTAAACCCTGTTGCCTCTGCCACGTAATCCATTGCAGCATCTGCCGCACTACCAACAATCCCATTGAGCGCCGCATCAGAAATATCCCCGCCTGTTGCAGCGGCAGTCACTGCCCTAGCGGTTGCGCTTGTTAAAGCATTTTTAAACAATGTGGGCAATCCGTCAAACGTACCTTCAGGAATAATCTTGTCCAATGCTACGGGCAGCGCCGCACCCACCGCACTGGCAATCAATGAGTTTGTTACATTGCCACCGGTCAACCCAGTGATGCCTGCCTGTACGCCTGCTTTAGCCAGCGTTGTGCCAAGCGATCCTAACCCTAGATCACCAATAGCAGACCCCGCGCCACCGCTCACCGCACCAATGACGCCTGCCTTAAGAATATCACCGGGCTTGCCACCTTGAATTGCAGTCATCCCTGCGTTCATCGCAGCGTTTTTAATTGCTGCATCAGCTAAGGCGCTACCCGTGGAAAATGCACCTGCCCCACCTGCTCCCAACGTTGCCGCAGCGCCCGCCTCAGAGAGCGTACCGCCCATTAAAGTAGCCGCCTCTGCTGCCGTAAGTCCAGTACCTACAGCACCGGTAACACCCGCAGCGGCGGCAGCGGGAGCCATGTACGCCATAAGGGCCGGCATAGCCACAGAACCCCAAATCATCGCGGCGTTCTTCCCTAGGCTGCGCCAGTCAGCACCTACGTCGCGTTTTGACTCTTGGGCTAGGTAAACCTTTGCGTCAGGAATGGCACGTAGCTCATCGACTGTGTGCCAAGTGTAGTCATCGGTCTGCATGCTATCGCCTAGCGTGCCAAACCATGCTGCTAGTTTGCCCGTTTTGGGATCAACGTAATGCGTTGGCAACCCGTCGAGATACCCCTCGCGGGACAATCCTTTTGCATCAAACCCGCGCACGCCTTGTTCAAACTTAGTATTTACATCGGCGTTTGGATCAAGGAACGGCATCACTCGACTCAGGCGTTCGGGCGACTGCATGAACCCTTGGTACACATCACCTAGGTTAACCTCACCGCTTTTGAGTTGATTGTTATAGGCAATGACTTCACTTACGTCTGGCGCACGCCCCAGTAAGTTTTCGTACAAATCAGTAATTTCTTTGTCGTAGCCCGTGATGCTTTTGTTGAGCTTGTTTAAGTCAACGTACTCGCCCGTATCGGCGCGTTTGTACCCAGAGACATAACCACTCTCGTCTTGAATTGGAGTAACGTTGTACACCAACTGATTGCCCTGCATGAGCATATTGCCAACAATCGAATACGGATCAGCGTTCTCTGCACCATACCCCGGCATATCAAAGAACCCACTAGGCGGCGCTTGGTCTGGGTTTTGATTTTGATACTCAGCAGAACCAAAAATGCTTTGCCGAATCTGTTCGGGCGTAGCACCTGCATTGGCAGCAATCCCCGTTGGGTCTGGTGCGCGACCTAGTAAGTCCTGATAGATAGTGTTGACGTTCTGGTTGTTGTACTCAGGAGACGCCATAATGCTTTCACGGATCGTGTCGGCAGAAGCCCCTGCGTTTGCAGCGATACCAGTAGGATCAGGTGCGCGACCTAACAACTCCTGATATAAACTATTTATATCAGCGGCAGGAGCAGGTGCGTGATACGCCTCATACGCCGCATCATCGGCTGCTTGTTGGTCGAAGTAGTACCCGTCATTACCCTCGCTCATACTTTTACCTTTAAGACGTTACCCGCTGCGGTATCTCTATACACATCACCCTCGCGCAAGTTAGCAAGGTCTGCTTGAGTGGGCAGCGTGTCTACGTTGATGTTTAACTGAGCAATACTAATAGGCTGTATGGCGTTGATCTGTTGAAAGAACAAGTTCAAGATGTTGACTAGCCGGTCAAAGTACGGCTTACTGTACTCTTCCGGCGGAAGCGGCGGATTCGGTGGCGCACGGTTAGCTAGTAATCCCATGTTATCTCAACCCGTCTGGACGTATATCAACACGAGGTCTACCTAGTTGCCATCCTGTGCCTAGCTGATTAGCCTCAACCTTAAAGATAAACTGCCTGCCACGCACGCGAATAAACACCTGCCCCGTAAACTCTTCGATTGGCACAATGGCTGTTCTGACCACTGTAGCCTCACTGCTGCCACCCACAGACTGTGGGCTGTTAAACCCTGAGCCAGAGTTCTTCATGGGGATAATGGTCATGGTGACTTGCGGGTTTGTGCCAGCAGTCGAGCTTCTGAACGTAATGTCAGGCAGCATGCGATAGATGAACGAGAATTTATGCCCGTCTTCTGGGTCCCACTCCGCCGATTCAATGTAAGAATTGATAGGAGTTAAAGTTGCGCTTTCCCCATTATCTACGCCCACTTCGTGGTTGACGAGGTTGTAGCTATAGGTTGCCGCCACAGGGGTATTCCGTGTGCCAACATCAATCCAAGCGGTACGCGCCAGTTCCCCGTAATACCAAATGTTTTCAAGGTAATTAAACACAACATACTTATCTATAGTTGTTGAGTTTTTCGAGCAATAAAACCACCAGATTTCATTAAAGCCTTCATTGGTGCTTGAAAATATCTGATAGGCTTGCAGCAAGTTAATGTCGCTAAACACATGCTGCCATAAATCGCATTTAAGGGTCTGCACCGTACCATCGTACTTATAGAACTTATCCACGCCCATCCAGTACGCAACGCCTGATGCCAAAGATACCGCATTAGGTGCAACACATGATACGTTGTCACCCAATAACTGCGCTCCCCAGACAATCGGTGCGCCCACATACTGCATGGAATAGACTGCCGTATCGGTAAATACTAGAACCTCTTGACGTACTTGCAACGCCGTTTGAATAGCCGAGCCGTGTGAGAGCCTAAGACTACCCGCTTGGTTCGTTGGGGCAGGTGTCCAATCGACTGCCGATTCTTGGTCTGACCAGCGTATGAGCAACGGGTCTTGTATAGCGCTACCTGACTCGTTGCAGCCAAAGGCAAACACAAAGCGCGACACATCCGAGACTAAGATGTAATTCTGTATAGTTGGCACATTAGATGCGCCCCCTCTGGAAGTTAATGCCACACCACGAACAGTTAAGCCTGTAGAGGCAACCCAGTAGTAAATTGCGCCGCCTCGTGGTCCGAAGATTAAGTCCTCGCCAAAGTTGTTTTCTGACCATAACCGTAATGACACCCCTGAAGTCCCACCAACGCCCCATGTGCCAGACCCCCACGACCCTGCGCCCCACCCAACAAGCGGAATTTGAATCTCAGGACCCACATTGATTTGATAGTTTGCAACCGTCGATGCGCCGCCGTTACCTACATCGCTTGCGTTGGCTACGGTTGTCACGTCAATTGTGTACGTGTTTGCCGTAGGAACCGAAACAATTTGGTACTCTTGGTTCAGCACCGTAGCAGTAATCGCGCCACCTAAAGATACGGCAAGCGTGTAGGTTACAAAGTCGCCTACAACACACCCGTGCGTAGCGTCCGTGACAGTTAGTACCGCCGACCCATTAGTCGCTGCAAAGGTCGCCGTGCCAGTCGAGGTCTTACGAATAGGCGTAATGTCATAGTACAACCCGCCGTTCTCAATGTAATACTTGAGGTTCGTGCCAACCGCCATAAGGTTTGCACCTTGCAGCGTAATCCAGTTCCATAACGAACGGCACACGCCTTGATAGGTCGCAGAAGAAATCCTTACCCAGCCGCCAATAGACTCAGGTGTGCCTTGCCGAAACCGAATCTTTTCGCAGACGTACCAACCCGACTCACTGGTGTAGCGAGTATTTTCGCGGTTAACGCCGGGTTTAAGTACGAGTTTAGTAAGCATTATTTACCCAAGCATGCTAGAGGCTTTCAGTTTAACTGCTGCAACACGATTAAGCCAGCCCGTACCGTAGACAGTAAAAGTATCAAGACTGCGGTAAAAAGTTTCTTTGGCATCGCTAAAGTCTTGAATTAACTTAACAGGATCAGCCGCTTGAACAGCAGCCATTGTCATCGGACCAAAGCCGCCATCAGCAGGTACGCCTACAGCAGTCTGTAGTAGCTTAATTGAACGACCCGGACCGGCGTTCACGCCCATATCAAAGACTAGGTAGTCGATGCCAGAGGGTAGCTCGTCAGCTCGTACAACGTCCCAATACTTCTTTTTGTACAGGGGTTCTACATCCGCAGGGGTGAGCTTACGCATATCGTCATGGGTTACCTGATGCCCAACGTGCTGCTCCCAGTTAAATTGAGTCACGCCAAGCATGGTCGAGCCTTTGCGCCCGTCGGGTAGCTTGTTGCCATCATCACGCTCGTCGTCTGTGAAGCCACCTTCACTTTTGAGCATCTGCTTAAACGCTTGATCCCAATTGCTAATCATTTACTCATCTCCGTGCTTGCTAAGTTAATGCGAGTCTTCGCTTGGATAATATCTTTAGGGGGTATCTTAAAACCCACTGCTATGTAGCCTACAAACCTGCCTTGTTCTGGCGGTATAGCGCCACGGCACATGTACGTCACGCCATGTTTGACAACGTACTCACCAATCTTTGAGCTTGGCACAAACGTCTCGCAATGCACCTCGCCTTGAAACATCGTAATGACTGCACGGTTGCGTTCGGGCGAACTGGTAAACAAAGCGTTGATTACGCCTTCAAGTGATTTTTCACGACCCTGATTGCTCATTGCTAAGATGGTTGTGCGGCTGTTTGACTGAAGATTGACAGCGTTAACAACTACCACATCTGCGCTCAGGTCGTAAATTAAAGACTTGGCAATAGCCTCGACAAGCAACGGTTCTTTGAGTTCAGTCTTTTTGCTACTGATTGCACCCAGAATGACCTGCCGTGAGTCCCAAGCAAAGTAGCCAGCAAACGCAACAAACGCAATCAGCACCACCGAGATCAGTTTAAACGGGCTGTCCACCCACTTAATAAGGTCAACAACCTTGTCGGTAAAGTCTGGGTTTCTAACGGGCGCGGGCTTTGCAACCCGTTTTACTGGCGCTCGTTTAACCGCAGGCTTTTTAGCTGTCACCATTACTTATCTTTTGCTTTGTATTTCATTTCCGCAATCTTTTCTAGCCCACGACTTCCAAAATAAAAGCCAAACGCTAATTGACCCCACTGACCTAAGAGCATTGTGTACGATTCGTTTGTATCTAAGTCAAACGTACTCATGAGCGCAAACATGATGTAGGCTGCAAACAGCGCACAGAGGCTCATCGGGCGAATATTCTTAGACAGCCATGAGTCGGATGCCATGTCAGCCGTTTGGCGCTTGGTAAGCTCTTGTTGTTCTTGCATATCAGCGTTGAGCTGTGCAAGCTGTCCAGACTGTTGTAGCTCTAGTAGCTTGAGCTTTGCAGCTTCCGCAGCGTTGGCATCAGGAAAGATTTTGTCAATTATCTTTGAGCCAATATTTAAAATATCAAGAATCATAATCTCAACCCCTTAAACCAAGCCACAAATTGCGCCCACTTTGCTTTTAAGTAAGTCATGTCTTGT